CAACTAAAGCATTTATTGTAGATCCGTTTATCTTGCCGCTGTTGGGGTTTACGGTGATTTTATTTGTTGCCCATGTTCCCGCATAATCCGTAATCTGCACAATGCTGCCAACAGACGGGCTTGCCGGAAGCGTGACGGTGATTGCACCTGATGTGGTGTCAACAGCATAAGCGTTGCCAGCAATAGCATTGAAGTTGGCTGCCTGAACCGGAGCCAACGTCAGCGGCCCCGGCACGCGATAGTTGAATGCTGCAAGCTGCTGCGATGTTGACATTAGTAGTCCCCGCCAACTGCGTTGATGGCAATCGCGATATTTGTTCCGCCAGCGGCTACGGTCAGGCCAGCATAGATGCGATATGTGGCGGGGATGTTCAGGCCACCAAGCGGAACCGGCAATGTGTAGGCAGTGTTCGCAGAGGTCGCCAATGCTGTAACTGTGGTTGCAGGCAGCGCCACTTCACCAAAGAAAATGTTATTGCCAGCGGTGGTGTTGGCTGATCCGTTGTTCAGCCAGAAACGCACCACGGTCGCGTTTGATGTGCCGGAAGCGGTTGCGCCGTTGGTAGAGGCAAACCTGATTTGGACCTGATCTACACGCGACCCATTTGCGCCAGCGGTGTAACACAAGGCCAGCGGCGTCCCCGCCGTTTCTGTGCCGTCATACGCCTTCGTGTTCGTCATGGCCGTCGATATGATGGCGTTTAGCGCCCCAACATTGGGCGTCTGAGTGAAGATAGGGGTTGATGTAACGGCCATTAGAAGCCTCCAAAGAAGTCTGCGAGGAAGATGTTACCACCAGTTCCATTTCCGGCGCTACCACCGGGAACTGTCACAGTGACAGCGTTGGTTGCAGCAGTAGCCGTGACGCCAGCCCCAACGAAGTTAAAGCTAGTAACACCTGATGTGAGCAGTGATCCCTCATCAGACACCGAGATGCTGCTGCCGGTTCCGGCTGCTCCGGTCGGACCTGTCGGCCCGGCAACCGAAGATGCCGCCCCAGTGGGTCCGGTGGGGCCAGCAGTGGTAGACGCTGCACCTGTAGGTCCAGTAGGTCCGGCAACAGTTGAGGCGGCCCCAGTAGGGCCTGTGGGACCGGTCGGGCCAGCCACTGTCGAGTCAGCGCCCGTTGGACCTGTAGGCCCAGTTGGACCCGCAACTGAAGAAGCCGCACCAGTGGGACCTGTCGGACCAGTAGGCCCAGCTACAGTAGAAGCAGTGCCTGTAGGGCCAGTGGGGCCAGTCGGTCCAGAAACAGTTGACGCCGCGCCAGTTGGGCCGGTAGGCCCAGTAGGTCCAGCTACAGTTGAGGCCGATCCAGTGGGGCCTGTGGGGCCAGTCGATCCTGTGGGACCGGCGACAGTTGATGCTGCACCCGTGGGGCCTGTAGCGCCAGCAAGACCCGTGGGGCCTGTAGGCCCAGAGACAGTTGAAGCTGTTCCAGTTGGCCCTGTGGGGCCAGTTGATCCAATTCCAGTAGGGCCTGTGGGTCCAGCCACTGTAGAAGCCGCCCCAGTTGGGCCTGTGGCCCCAACAATTCCTGTGGGACCGGTTGGCCCGGCGACAATGGAAGCGGCCCCTGTCGGCCCCGTAGGTCCGTCAATTCCCTGCACTCCGGTTGGGCCAACGGCCCCCGTAGGACCAAACCCCGTAGGACCAGTGGGCCCCTTGGAACCAATATCCCCGTTTACGCCAGTGGGCCCCGTAACCCCCTGAACGCCCGTGGGGCCCGTGACGCCTTGTGGGCCGGTAGGACCGGAAACAGTCGATGCGGCACCCGTAGGCCCCGTCACCCCGGTGGGGCCGGTCGGGCCGGTGCTGCCGGTGGGGCCGGTCACATTTGAGGCCGCTCCGGTTGGGCCGGTATTTCCAATACTTCCGGTTGGACCGGTAGGGCCGGTTGGTCCTACGTTTCCCTGCCCGCCCGTGGGGCCGGGGTAGAGGCCAGCGACCTGTGATGTAGTGGTGCGGCGCGAAGTCCCGGCCTGCACAATCTCAAGCTGCTCCGTCCCATTAAGGGCCGTGGCTGCGGGGAGATTTGGGATTTGTGCATTTGCCAAGTTGCCTACTCGCGTTAGGGATTTCGACTAGACAACTGTCCAAGTGCTACCAGAGGGCACAGTGACGACAATACCACTGTTGATCGTTATGGGGCCAGCACTCATGGCATTGTAGTTGGTGCTGATGGTGTAGTTCACAGTGACCGTCTGTTGATTTTCATAGAAAATGCGGTCAGGAGACCCGCCAGTCGGGTAAATCGAACCCGTAGGGCCTGTCGTGCCGGTTGGGCCCGTGGGGCCAGCAACTGTCGAAGCCGCCCCAGTTGGGCCAGTGGGTCCAGCACTGCCTGCACCTCCGGCAGTGCCAGTTGGCCCCGTAGGGCCAGCAACTGTAGAGGCTGCGCCTGTAGGCCCCGTAGGGCCATTTGTTCCCGCAGTCCCTGTGGGGCCAGTTGGTCCGGTTGGACCGGCAACGGTAGAAGCTGCTCCCGTGGGGCCGGTGGCACCATTTGCGCCCGCAGCCCCGGTTGGACCAGTTGGCCCCGCAACTGTGGAATTGGCACCGGTTGCCCCTGTAGCCCCTGTAGCTCCTGTAGCCCCTGCGCTGCCGGTAGGCCCCGTTGGCCCTGCTACGGTTGAATTGGCACCTGTTGGACCTGTAGGCCCCGTTCCGCTAGGCCCTGTAGGCCCCGTTCCGCTAGGCCCTGTGGGGCCAGCTACGGTAGACGCCGCGCCCGTGGGGCCTGTAGGGCCGGCAGTTCCCATAGGCCCAGTGGGGCCGACGCCCTTCAAGTCAGCAATCTGCTGCGTCGTGGCGCGCTTGGATTCGCCAGCCTGCACAATCTCAACTTGCTCTGTCCCGTTTAAAGAAACGGCAGCGCCAAGATTGGGGATCTGGATATTACTTGCGTAACGAGGCATCAGAGCGGTCCTGTCTTGGGGATCTCGTCAAAGCCATAAGGCAAGCTGGGATTGTTTATAACATATCCGCCGCTGATGTATGCGCCCGTGAACGATGAGTTTTGAAGATCAAACTGGCTAGGGTTGATGACCGTAATCGTCCACTTCCCATTAGCAGCAGTGACGCCAACAACATCATTGATGATTACACGCTGGCCTGTGATGAACCCAGAAGTGACGCTGACCGTGACGCGAATGATTCCAATACCGTTGTTCGTGACATTGGTGATGTTGCGATATGTAACCGCATTTGGGTCAGTGCCCGGCTTCTGATTGTTCCCGCCGGGAGCTTCGCCAGTCTGTTGCGTAACACGGGTCTGGTCGGGCACGTCGGTGTCGATGGTGGTGACGCGAGTGTCGCCGCGCTGGACGGGGATGCCCGTCTGCGTGTTGGTGGTATTGTTCCCGGACACCTGACGCCGGTCGATCTCGTCCCAAGCGTACGGCTCAACGCGAGGATTCACAATCGGCACAGGGTCAGCCGGGATGATAATGGCGCGCAATTGCTGCTGCGGCTCGTCATAACAAGTATTGCAAACGAGGATGCGCTTGTTGATAAGCGAAGCACCCGCCCAATCATACTGCCAGCGCAGGTTCACATGGTTGTACCAGATCGCGCAGCGGTCGCAGATTGCGAAAGCTTGCGGGTTTTTGGCGCTAGTTCTAGCTCTGCCGGATCGGGATGCGTAACCCATTCATCCCCTCCATTAGCGGAAATAACCGGAAATCATCGGAGAGATGTACTGTTGGGCCTGCTCAATGTTCTGGCTTGCAGCAATCTGGTACGATTCATCAGCCATCGGCTTGATCATCGCCATCGCAGCCGGGTTCCATATCTGGGCAAGCCGCATCGCGAGCCCGTAGGCAAACGCCTCAAGCCACAGATAAGGGATCTCGACGGTCTGCCCGTTCTGGAGCGCCGAATCCTGTATCTGTCGCACCCGGTAGTATTTTAACGATTGTGGACCGTTGTCAGTGTTGGGGACCGGCCAAAGCGTTATAGAAGGCCCAGCGGAGCCCGTGGAGCGGGAAGAACTGATCAGACGGTCAAACCAGTAGACGGTTGGGAACCCCTGCTGCTCCTTGTTAGGATAGCTGGCATACTCGGTACGGCTGACAGGCATAATGATGCGGTCGATGTTTGCGCCAGAGTCGTCGTTCTGGACATAGGCATCCAAAATCATGACCGTGTTGCCATCGACGGCATAGGTTGCCTGATCGGTCACAAGCGCCGTCGTCACAAGGTCAACTGCCCAGAGGTTTACACCCATGTTTGACCAACGCGAGCATAGCATGTTGGAAGCCATGCGAGCGGCTTCCATATGCTCTTGCAACAGCGCGGTGTTCCGAATCCCGATCAAATTATAGGCGTAGAGCGTAAGCTCGCCTAAACCGGGATTGAACGAATAGGTGCTGCTCGTCGCCATCAGGCAGGCCCAGCTTGAACGATTTGAGCCGTAACCGTGCCAGCGTTAGCCGATACGTTTAAACAAATAGCCCGGCAAGGGATGGTGATTGCACCACCTACAGCAGCCGAACCCGATGTAAATCCCGGCGCGACAAACCAAGTAGCCGAACCAGCCGAATAGCCATCAGCGTTTGGATTATCAAGAGAATACTCAACCGTGAACGTCGCGGTCGAACTCAGGGAAACTGCAACGCCGATATTGAATGGCGTCTGGAAATCGTCAACAGCGCAAATGGCGCTACGACCTGTCCCAGTTTTTGTAAGATTGGAATATTGCATGTCACTTCCCCTTGCTGCGGGCGGCGGCTACGTTATCGACCAAATTTGGATAGGGACGGCCAGCCGCACGGGCACTAGCCTTGGCCGACTGAACCTGTTTGCGGCTCAGGTGCTTTTCCTTGGCGTCCTTGGGGGCGTCTTGCTCCCAAAAAGGTTTCTCGGCCATGTCAGCAATCCCATTTCCTGAGCGACTTGTTGATGCGGCTGTTTGGATCAGCAGCTTTTGCGGAGCCAGTCATCTTGCGCTTCATCCCAGTCATTCTAGCACAGAAGCTATCTTTCCGAGAACCGCCTTCTGGCTGCGGGCGCTTAATATCGTGGCCCTGCGCCCTCAGTGAGGCACGGCCTTTCTCATTAAGTCCACCAGATGGCGATTTGCCTTCCTTGCGAGTCCACGCACCTGACATAGAAGCCTCCTAGCAAAACGGGGGCACGAAGCCCCCGCTAGTCTCACGTTAGATCGGGGGAGGACGATCTTAGTAGTGAGAAGACTTGGCGCGCGGCGTACCGCCAGCAGCCGAAGACATGACCTTGCCGCCAGCCTTGCGGGGCATACGAGCCGCAGAAGCCTTGGCCTTGTCGCCAGACATCTTCACGGTCTTGCCGCCCTTCTTGAAGCCTTCAGCCTTGTTCTTGGCTTCAGCAGCAACGTTAGACTTTCCACCAGCGTAAAAATCACCGCCGAGAGACTTGTCCTCGTTCTGGTTCATCCAGAGTTTACCTTTACCCTTCATATGAGCCTCCTATGGCTTAGGCGTTCTCAGCCTGTATGTAACGGACGACAAGGTCGCCGACACCGGCTCCCGTGTTGGCGGAAAGAGCGTAGATGATCACATCGGTTGTACCGGTGTTGGACCAAAGTGCCGTGCGAGTTGCGTCAGTTCCGGGCGTTAGAGCATCAAGGCCGATGGTGCCAACAGCGCCCGCCGAGACAAGTTCAGTAGCGGTTGCAGAAGTGCCAAGGCTGATTGTCGTAGCCGCACCACTCCACGCAACAGTCGCCAACACCTGAATGTTGACGATGTGGCTGTTGGCGGGGATGCAGATGGTAGTAGCTAGAGCCGTGGCAGTGCCAGCCTGCGTGATCGCTGCGGTTTGTGCCATCATAACGAACCCAACATTCTTAACCGTGCCAGCAGTAGTGCCGGTGGTGTTAAGAACATCGCCCGCTTTAATGGGGCCGGTAAAAGTGCTTGTTCCCATAGGAACCTCCTGCACGAGTCGTCGCGTTGTCTTGTGCAGTATCCGCTAGGCCGGTCAACGCGACTGTGATCCTAGATGAAAGGCGGGGCTTTGAACCCCGCCTCTTAGCATTAAGTCGGGAACGAACCCCAGATCGCGCGGAAGTTGTAGTACGCGAAACTGTAACGCTCGTAGCCCTTAACAAGCAGATTATCTGTAACAAAATCGACCTGCATGTCGCTTTCGAACTTAACTCGCTCCATATACGACAGGCCGTCGATGTTGGTGAGCAAGAACCAAGCCTTCGTGGAGGTCAAGAAGTCGTTGACCATGTAACCTTCGGAGAGCCCTCCGGCGGTCATCATAATCGCGTTCACATCATTGTCCGAGGTGCCGGGGCGCAGTTCAGTCTTCGTCAGACGGATAGCAACCGGCTCAAGCTGCGGGGGAACCACAAGCTTGCGACCACGAGCGAAGATCTTCAGACCAGCCTGATCCTTGAAGGCAGTACGGATCGCGATCATGCCAGCCAACAGAGTGGACTCATTGAGTTCCACAGGGGTGGAAGGAATGTTCGAAACAGTACCACCGTCAATCGGATGGTCGCTGGCGCAGAGAGCCTTGCCGTCACCGCCGACAGACGCATTGTAGGTTGTCGCGGTGTTAAGGACGTTCGCGCCGTAGATCTCCTTGGTCTGATGAAACGATTCAATCAGGCCGAGGTTTGAAGGCATGAACTGGGTCTTGTAGAGGTTGTCATCAATCGCCTTGCGAGTGATGGCGTAACCAAGAGCAATCTCAGTATGCTCCTGATTGTAGACGTAGCGTTCGCCAGCGCCGTTATCGAAAGCGGTCTGACCACCTTCGGTCTTAAGCTGGGCGAGACCCAAGAAACGCATCTCTGCGGTGCGCTCAAGCGCCATCTTGGAATCGTGCTTGGTGAAGATCTTGTCGTACTGCGACGGGATCTGCTCGTACTTGCCTTCAACCCCACGGAGACCGGGGAGGAGAAGGTCTTTGATGGCAGAAAGATTAACAGCCATAGTCCTTACTCCTTGTTAGACGCCCGGAAGGGCCTTGGTGCTGACGAAGTTAAACGCCACGATAGCCTTCTGGTAAGCACCAGACTCCGTGCCATTTACCCCCGGCGGATCAGTGACGAGAGATACCACCTTGAACGGGAACGTAGTGTCCGTCGTGCCAAGAGTGGCAAGAAACGCACCAGAGATGCCGTTAGCAGTGTTCCCGGTGCCGATGTTGAACCCGACAGCCGAGTTCACATAAGACTGGGTGACGCTGACGTTGCCAAACTGAGCAACGAACTTCGCGTTGGGGTCGTTGATGATGTAGCCCTCGACGACGCTCGTGGAGGCAACATCGGAGCCGGGCCAATAGTTGGACCAGACGGTGCGCTTCTGCGAAACCGAGAGATACTTGCAACCAACGAATACACCCGCGATCTGGGTGTTAGCGGAAGCGCCGGTCGTGACGCCCACAACGACATAGCCGTTGGCGTCAGGGTTTACGGGGTCGCCGTAGAAGATGGCGGAAGCATTGTAGGCAATCTGGACCGCAACCTGTTCATAGGTCGGTGCAGAGCCAGTGCCACTGTACTGCTGGAAGCCGTTATAGGCGGCAGTGTTCGCCATGACGGAATCTCCTTATTCAGGAGGCTCGTCGTCGCACACCGGGGCAACTCGGAAGCCGGGGGAAGCTATCTGTCCACGCCGGGGGACAGGAGAAACCAATACAGGTTCTGGGCCAGAGATTAGCATGATAATTGCAAAAGTAAAGAGCCGCTTGTTACAGCGGCTCCCTACAGTATTGTAAACTTAAAACTTTACATCAAGGAACGGGAATAGCGGCCCAGCCCTTTTTAATTTGCGGCTTGGCCTGCGGGTGATCGCGGGTCAAAGTGCCATCGGGAGTTCCAGAAAGTTGGGCCTCCTTAGCGCGAACCTGATCGCGAGCTTTGCGCTTCTCGTTAAGGCGCATCTCTTCAACAATTTCGGCGGGACGCTCCATCAAGATCATGCCTTTGCGTTCGATATGGCCGCCAGACCAATTCATCGGCATCATGGCGCGGTGCTTGGCGTCACGGCTTACGGGCACGGGTTCCCAACCTTCACGCGCCAACGACACGTTGTAAGACGGGTCTTCCGCACCAAGAAGCAAATGGCGTTTCCATTCATACGCCCAACCTTCTGGAATCATTGAAGGATCGACAAAGAACTCGTCTTGGCCTTCATCAAGCGTTCCAAGGTGACCGCGCAGTTCTGCAACGCGCTTGGCGGCGCGGGTAAGGGAATCGTCTTCTCTCACTGGTTCCCTCATATCTTCGCGGGGTATAGCAGCAGCAAGACCCTCAAGAGGACGGCTGCGGCGGCGGGAGCCTTCGTTTTCATTTTCCATAGTTTATCTCCTTAGTGAGGAAGCCTGCCTTCTTTTTGCAGGGCTATCATTTGAAGTGCGTATTCCTTGTCAGTCATACCAAGAGCTTTAGCCGTCTCTGCTTGCGCTTTTGTAAGATGCGCAGTGTTTGTGCGCCCGGTATCACGATTTACAGGGGCGGAAGGCGGCGGGGACTGCCGAGAAGACGGCTTTGCTGCGGACGACATAGGTGACCCTCCATATTCGTCCTGCTTGAAGCCAAGACGCTTTTCGATGTAGCGAAAATACTCTGCCGTGTCGGGCTCGATACCGTCATCGACAGCGTCACCATGCGCGCGAAACATCTTGTTGATGGTTCTGTCATCAGCAAAATGCTCCCGATTGTCCCGCAACCACTGGGCAGAAGGCTTCGACACCTGACCAATGATCTGATCGATCTGCTGCTCAGGCTTCAACACTTGCGGGGGCTCTGGAGGCGTAGCAGGCTTGTTCCGCGCCTCTTCCTGCATGCGAACATGCCCATCCTCAAGCTGTTTGAGGTTAGAACTGTTCTGATTCATAGCCATCTGGATGCGCGCGGCGGCTTCATAGTCCCCGCTGCGCATGGTTTCGGCGTAGTTGGCCGTCAGGATCTCGTTGTCGCGCTTGATTGTCTCAATTGCATTGGCAACCAGATGCATCTGGGTGTCTTCTACCTCATGGCTGGCCCTGCGAGCTTGAAAATCAGCCTGTTTGGCGCGCTGTTCAGCCTCATGACGGGCCTCTTGCTCCATTTTTAGCTTCTTTTTAAGCGTTTCAATGGCTCTATGAGGGTCCGTATCATCGGAATCATCCGCGCTGGATGAAATTTGATCGTCTTCAAGCACAACAACATCAAGGTTGTCGCGTTTATTGCCCTTGTCCGGGGTAATATCTACCGGAATTCGTTCGTTGTCGTCGTTCATTGCTATCTCCTTACCAAGCTTCATCAGGATTTGTGACGCGCATCTTGATTTGAACGTCCTTTAGGACGCGACAGAGAACGCCATGAATGGTGATCTGCCAGCCGTCAGAAGGGCGGAAGACAAGCCAGTCATTCAAGTTAAATGTTTCACCCTCAAACCAACCTTCAGCATTTGGCTCAAACGCTTTAGGTCCAGCCTTTAAAAGCAAACCAACTTTTGACTGGTGGCGGTCTTCGTCTCGGTGCTGATCCGTCAAAAAGAACCCGCTCTTTGTTTTTTCTGGGCGAAGATAGATGCCCACAAGAACCTCGTTATTGAAAAGTCGAATTGTAGAAAGATCACCGATGTCGGTTAAGATCTTTTGCACAGGATCAACTTCATGGTGCATCAACATGTACGGCATTGTAGTCCCCCTTAACGATTACGCTCGCCACCATTGACGACACGCTCGGCCTCTTCGCAAAGTTCTATAGCCGTGCGAAGACCATCTATGATTCCGACATGGTGACGATAAGCAGGAAAGTCAAACGTAGAGCTTGCAGTAACTAGCTGCTCTTTGCGCCGTTCGATCTCTTCCAAGATGAGTTTGCTCAACTCATGCTGATAGAACGCTGAATACGTCTGCACATCCGCCCCCTGCGGTCCCCCCTCAATGTAGTAGTGGTGACAGCCCCGAGGGGGGCCGAGGCTGTCACCGTCATCCGCAGGAGCTGCCCGCCACTGCGAATTACTTAGGCCCGCTGGATACCACCCTTGCGAGCCGCGATCTCTGTCTTCTCAAGGCGGCCAAGACCGCTGCCAGATCCAGCGTCCATGTCCTTGTACGAGCGGTAGGTGCGGCCACCGGCCTTGCGCTCGCCGCGCTTGTGTTCTTCAATTTCGGACTTCTCCAGACGGCCCATACCAGAACCAGAACCCGCATCCATGTCCTTGTAGGAACGATAAGTGCGACCGCCAGCCTTACGGCCCATTGGAGGCATGCCACCGGGAGGCATTGGAGGAGCGCCGGGAGGGCCACCAGCGCCCATAAGGCCCGGAGGGGGCATCGGCATAGGCGGCGCGGCTCCGGGGGGCATCCCAGCGCCCGGAGGCGGCATGGGGATAGGCATACCCTTTGGAGCGCCCATCGGGCCGGGAGGCATTACGCTGCCATCGTCAGCCTTGCCAGCGTTGATCACGATGTTGATCGCGGTCTTTCCCTTGCCTTTGGTCTTGCCGCCAGCAGCGTGAGCCGTACGGCCACCAGTTGCGCCGGGAACCTTACCGGGATAGCCGGGGCCAGAGAAGATCCCGCCGCCGGTAGCGCGTTTGGCACGGCCACCAGTGTTCATAATGGTATCATCGCCTTTGGAGGATGCGGGGAGCCGCTGCCCACCGCGACCGCGATAGCCAAGAACGGTAGAAGCATCATTCGCCTGATCCAGATACTTGCCTTCTGCTTTGTTATCCATGCCCCTCATGGCTTTAGCAGCTTCAGAAGCGTCTTTTGCGATGTAGCGCAGTTCGGCGTCCGTTTTGGCGTGGTAGTTGTGCCCTTTCAAAGGCATGCCGCCACCCTTAGCTTTGCCGGTGCGGGCCTCAGACTTCACCATCTTCTTGATGAGCGCCTTGTCAGCGGCAACGTCTTCGTGAGCCTTGCCGCCCTTTTTCATGCCGGTAGCGCGCAGGGGGGACAGCGAACCTCTCTTGACGTTGCTGAAGCTCATTGTGTCAGTTGGAACACCGCGATCTGATTCCTGCATCATTTTAGCAGCGCCGGACATAGCGGGCCCCATGCCGCCGCCGCCCATCTTCTTGGTGCGACCGCCAGACTTCCGCGATTCCATCACAGCGCCATCACCAG